AGTGCCGATCTGATTGGCTATCTTGACATCCTGTGTGCCTAACAGTTCATTCTGTAGCACCATGGCTACCTGACTCCAGCCCTCGCCTGCAACCATAGCTGTAATAGGATGGTCAAAACGGTGACCACGCCACCAATCAGGGTAAAGGCCGGTAAGGTGCATAGCTGTCTCATAACATGTCGACACAGTCTTGCCAATACGATTTGCAGCCAATATGCCGCGACGCGGATGTTCATAGGTTTCAAAGAATCTCTGTTGATGTTCAAATGGTCTAAAGTATTTGAGTTGATTATACTGCATGTCATCGGCCGTGGCTATGACCCAGGCCTGAAATGACTTCTGCGTGACCTGGTCCATTTGCCGGTAGCTTTCCTGTGACAGGCCATGCTGGTCCAGGCACCATCGCATGGCTCTACGCATGAGCAGGGCTGAATCTAGCATGCTAGTCCTTTAGAGCAGATTTGGATTCGTAAATAGTATCAATCAATTTATAAAATGTTTTTTTAGAATGCGTAGGTGCTAAGATTCTTATTGCAAATACAGCCACACTTAAAATAATTTCTGTATATTCAGCAGAATCTTCTGCATGGCCAATAGCCGCTGGCGTTAACAATTTTACTGCTTGAATTTGAGGTTCAATATTTTTTTTATCTATCACGGTTCTTCTCTAAGATCCAAATGTATCGTCCAAAGATTCAACAGGGCCCAGCTAAGGTCTTTGGCACCACAGTCACTGATCTGCATGTCACTGTCCTTGCGAAGCCCTTGTTGCAAGCGTTCGGCCACCAATCTCATGCAATGTTCCAACTGGCCCGGAAAGCGTTCATGGAATGCGGCTCTGTGGGCCGCATTGACCTTCTGTGCTATTTTGGTTTCTTCGGCACGCCGTTGTTCTACTACCTGTTGATAACGGCTGTCACGGTCCGGGCTATCCGAATTGATCATTCCGCGTCAACATCCCATGGGTTGCGTAGGCTGCCACCTTCGATATTGACAAAGTCACGATCAATCCAGACTTCCCATTGATTGCTATTGTTCACACCCATCTTCTGCATGAGAGCACGCAGGTTACGACCAATGGGAGTAAGTGTGCCATCTTTACGCACCACGGTCTGTTCACCGGTGCGAGGATCTACCCACCGGATGATTTCGGGTCTCATGCGACCAAACTTGTCGATCTTTTCGCCATGTGCCTGTTGTTCTAACGGGCCCAGGATTTCGTATGAGATCTGTCCATTCTTGTATTTCTTGAATAAACAATCAACCTTTTTGCCACGGCTACGATACTCAGGGTCTGGGTGTGGAATAAAGCGACTCACAAACACATTCTGTAGATCTGTTTCGGCAGGTAGGTCAGAGGCACGGGCAGGAACGGGACGGAGGTCATCCACTGGCACTAACTCGGCCTTGTCTAAATAAGGATTGTCTATGCCAATAAAGCTGGGGTCAATGTCCACACCGTTGAGTGCATCCATTGCCACCTGATACTTTAACTTGTTGGCACGACCTTTAAGATTTAACACTATGCCACGCTGATCATACACAAAGCGTTCTAAATCACGGGCTGTGGGAAAGTCAGTCATGAGACCTTCCAGATCAAATTCAATTGCTGTGGCGGTAACGGTTGGGGGTCGGAGAGCCTGGGCTACCGGCTCTTGTAAGGCTTCTGCAGGGATTGCGTCCACTGCATCGGCCCAGGGGTTGGAGGTTGACTCCGCGGGGATTTGTTTCTTTGTCATTGCTTGTCCTTATTGTCTATACTATACTACAAACCCTTGCGGGTGCTTATTTACTTCTTTACTGTGTTGCCCGGAGCACGCACTCGAACATTGTAACGGGTGCCACCGGCTGTGGGATTCGATTCTGGACCACGGTCAGCATCTAGGGGCTCCACACGCGGGTCACGAGCACCACCAGGATTACGAGCTTCTAACTTTGACATCACATGGTCGGCCAACTCTTCACGCCAACCTGAGGTCTTCATGTCAATAAAGCGTTCACGCTTGGCAGGTGTGCCATCATTGCCGGTCCTAGGACCTTGTGCTTGGTTTATGGGTTTCTCTACACGAGAGGTAGTGGGTGTGCGGTCTTTTGCCATGTTAGGTTCCTTGGTATCCTGATACTTCAGTTATAGTGGCCGATGCTGAAAGCACAGCAGCCGGATAATCCCATGCGGCTCGGGTGCCACCTTGGGTCACTGCCAAGGCCACTGTGGTATTGGCTAGTCCGGTTGTGATTGCGCAGGTCACTGGTCGCCCAATGGGTGCAGATCCAATCACTGTATTGCCAGCTGTGACATTGATCCAGGCCACTGTGGCTGGACTACGCAGATCAAACGGTGTGCCATCAGCCATGACCACTGAACCGGTCAAGGTATAGGTGATATTGCCTGATGCCAAACTGAATTGTGTGTTGGCCGTATTGGCCACTGCGGTCACTGCTGTGCCAACTGCGGCCTGCACCGTAGGCAACTGCACAAACTGTGTGCGTGCACCGGTTACATAATAAGGCACTCCGGCCTGTGCAGGAAATTCTACCGCTGTGCTGTTGCTGTTAAACACAACACCTGTGGTTGTGCCCACTGTGGTTATGATGTTACCGGTAGTATTGGCACTGAGTGTAAACTGTGTGGTGCCATCGGTTTTGGTAATGTAATAGGTTGCAGGTGAAGTATAACCTGTGATGTTGCCTGTGGCTGTGTTGGCAAAAGCACCGGTCAAGGTGATGGTGTCACCAATTCGATAGCTTTGAAACCGGTCACTGGTAAATGCGCCTGCTGTGCTGACAATGGCCACATTTGAAATGGCCACGGCAGGAATGGCGGTGGTTGTTGCCACAGAAGCCAAGTTTTGTCGCGTGTTGCTGGCGACACTGTAGACCGCTGGGTTAATGTTGGATGTGGCCATAAATTTGTCCTATTAGCTGCCCAAGTAACCGGCTATTTCAGTGATAGTGGCACGGGCTTGTTGAATACCATCTGGGTAATTGAATGTGTTGGCGCCTTGACGCTGAACCACTTGAAATGCCACTGTGACAGCATTGCCGGTGTTGTTCTGGAACACAGCCGTGTTGGGAATACCCACTGGTGTGGACACACCAATCACGGTGTTGCCAGCTGTGACATTGATCCATTCGGTTTGAATTGGATTGTTGGCATCATAGGTAGTGCCGGCTGACAAAACGGCCACGCCTGACAATTGATAAACCACATTGCCGGCTGCACTGCTGGAACTAAGACTGAACTGTGTGTTGGCTGTGTTGGCCACTGTGGATATAACACCACTGTTGTTGATATTGGCCTGCACAGTGGGAAATTGTATCAACTGTGGACTGCTAAGGCTGCTGTAACTGATTACCGAACCATTGGTAATCTGTGTGCTGAGACTTTGTAGACTTGTGGAGGCTACACTGTAAATTGCTGGATTGATATTGGCTGACATGATGATATCCTATTATTTTTTTGGAAAACTGCGTAAGGTTTCGGCTAGTCTAGCACGACGACCTTCAACACCTGGCTTTTTGGCTGCGGCTTCTAACTTCTTGGTAGGGATCTTTTCACCCTTCTTCACATGCAACTCTTCACGGAGTGCACCTGGATGCTCGATAGCTTTACCGATCCAGTGTTTGGCTTTTTCCATATGCTTCTCGGCTTCCCGATGATGCTGGGCCGCTTTCTTCATATGCTCTTTATGCTGGGATTCTTTTTTCATCTTGTGTCCTTATTTGTAAATGTAAACAGGTGTAAATGCCACAGTGGCTGTGCCTGTGACTGCATTGGCTGCCAGGTAGGCAACAGTTGCTTGTGTGTTTTGCACCACACCATTGGCACCCACATAGTTCACATTGGTGCCTTGAGCCAGGTTCAAGTATTTGGTGCCATTGGCAGGAATGGCAAAGCCCTGTGAGGCCGTGGCTACCACAGTGTTGGCAAAGCCCACATTGACTATAACTGCATTGGCACTGAGATTGTCAATCATCCAGGCACCAATCTGACTGGCACCACCTGCACGCACAGTGGTCAATGTGGATCCACTGGTGGTGTTGGCTGTGAGTAACTGTAGATTACCGTTGGGTGTAAATGACACGCTCATTGTTTGTTACCTTTGGTAGGACCACGGCCTTCATTAATGCTGTTGATGTCACCGCGATAGTTTTCTGTTGCGCTTGGCTCCCATGATCTTGTGCCACCAGGTGTGCGTTCTTGTTTACCAAAGTTCAATGAATCTTGTGGACCCATGTGTTTGCGGAAGTCTGGAACACCGCGGGTGACTGGAGGACGCTTAGGACCTTCATTTAAATCTCGACCGGTGTTGCCCACCAGGTTGGCCGCTGGACGACCAAAGTTAAAGGTGCGATTGGGATCCTGTGTGCCAGCATGCTGATTGTAGCAATAGTCTGGGCGAGTGTCGCGTGGCTTGGCCGCATTGACCATGCCATCTGAGTTGAGGTCGGCATCGCCTTGTTGGTTTGATCGGTTGAATGAGCGTGTAACGCCTTTCATGTTTTCTGGTTTTTTCATTATGGTTTCTCACTGGGTGACATGCTGGCCATCACTGCAGGATGGTAGTGTGGTTCTGCACCACTTGATACTGAGTTGCTTTCATAGGCTGAGCCCAACTCTTCAATATGACGGCTGTGATGACCTGCCGAAGCGGCTTGACGAACACGCATGCTCTTGTGTGTGTCCATCATGGGTTCGGCGTTGGCCATCTTTACCGTTCCATGTTGTGGATCTTTCTCGGCTGCACGCTTTTCTGCGTAGGCAATGGCCACAGCCTGCTTTTCTGGTTTACCAGCGGCACGCTCACGAGCTATGTTTTCGCCAAAGGCTTTTTTACTTGTTGATTTG